GGTTTAGCTTGATCTTATCTATAATAAACTCCTAATTTCAAAAAAATAATACCGTTTCTTTCTTTATTTTGTCAATGTTTTTGTTTACAAAAAAAAGTAGATTTAGTATAATTTAATAATCAAAAAAGATAGGAGGTAAAAATGTCTACGATAATTTCAATTGATGACGTGAAAAAACACGCAAAGCTTGCGACAAGCAAATCTGATCTTGCAAGAAGACTCGGTGTGACAAAGCAGTACCTTGTTTTTTTTCTAAAATCAAGAAACATCACAATAGAAACAAGCTTAAACTTTTCAATAAAGAAAAACTCCCAGGCTTAAACCTGGGAGTCTCTAAAATTGGAAACGTCAATAAATACTTTCTTTGAATCTTCTGTGCTGTAGCATACTGCGCATATATAGCCCAACCCCACAAGGTAATCTTTCCATTCAGATTGTTTTTTCGACTCAACGCCATTCTTTTTTTTCATTTCGACGAATAGCTTGAGCGCAGGCACGAATAGGTCCGGGACACCCGAAGAAACGCCTTCTGCCTTCAATTTGGCCGCTGTGGCTATATTTCTGAACCCGCCGTTTGGTATTGCAAAGATTTTGTGTTGGCTATTTTTTCTTACCCACGAAACAAACTCCCTTTGCTCAACGTGTTCGCTGCGTTTTTTAACGGTTGTCATATTCGGGATCCTCTATTGTTGATCTCGGGATTATGTGTCTTGGTGATATCAAAACTTCATGATTTTCACCACGCTTCTGGATGTACTCCGCCGGGATCAATCTACCATCCACAGACACCAAAACAATCTCGCCTCTAACGTAATCTTTTTTCATATCTATTTTTTCCATTATTTTCTAACATCCGGCACAAAAACGATCGATATCGGTATTGTAGAATAGCTTGCATGCAAACGACCAGTATTCTGCAGTATGATCTTTGTGTAGCTCCTGTAAATATACCCACCGCTAACCCTGAGCCTGTCTGTTATTATTTGCGAAGATAGCCTCGAAAGAGGAATGCGTTCAGTTTTAATGGTAATTAATTCGTAATCGTTCTTTATCGAACCATTAACTACTGAAGAAAATGTTATGGTTATTAAAAAAAACAAAATAACTAATTTCATAATCAAAAAATCCTTTCTTTAACGTTAAAATATTTTCCAGATCGTTTGTATTTTATCATGGACGGCGGTTTCGCGGCGTTCATGTGTTCACATATTGCCGCCGTGTCGAACGGGTCAGACGATATCATAGCGTCAGTATCAGCCCCAGATTCGCGGGCTAGCTTTCCGAGCATCCTCATAGCCAACTGGCCGGCTATCCCGTCATGATTGATAGCAAGCGGCTCTGTAACGTAATCAATCAGACCGATCCCTTTATATCTTATCATGATCAATTCTTTACCGCTTGCGCGGCTCTTATGTGGCATCCACCGCCACGCTGTGACAGGCATCTCGGATAATTCTATCCCCATGATATCGTCTGATCTTAGCGTTAGCTTTTTTTCTTCTGGTGGCGGGAATTCGGCCCCACAGTTTGTGCAATCCCTTGCAGATATCGCCACGATCTCACCGCATTCGTCGCACACTTTAACCGGGGCGTCTCCGCCTTTACTTCCCTTTTTATCCGGCGGAGCCACCGCCGTTATAGGGCCGTGCATCGAAACTACGCCGGCAAAATCCAGAACTAAGCAGTGGTCTGTATGTGATTTAACACGCAGACCACGGCCAGCCATTTGTACATACAATGCCGGCGACATAGTGGGTCGCAACATAACAATCAAATCAATATCGGGGTAATCAAAACCGGTCGTCAAAACGTTGGCATTTGTAACGGCGCGGATACGTCCACTTTTAAAATCTGCAATCGCTTCCTTACGTTCATTTTTAGACATACTGCCAGTTATGCACTTAGCCGTTATCCCTCTTTCATTTAGTATATCGGCTATGTTTTGAGCGTGAGAAACGCCAGCGCAGAAAAACAACCATGCTTTCCTATCGCCGGCGACACTTAAAACCTCGTCAATGACCGCGTTATTTTTCTTATCCACATTCACGGCGGCCTGCAACTCTTTTTCGATGTACTCACCGCCCCTTTTATGGACACCCTCAACACTAAGCTTTTCTACAGTGACCTTACTTCTTAACGTAGATAAAAACCCCTTGTACACCAACTCTTCAATGCCAACCGGTTCAATTAGGTCATCAAAAATCGCCGGCTTGTCGGTTATGTACCCGTGCCCAAGCCTGTAGGGTGTTGCCGTCAATCCGACAACCCTGATATGAGGGTTAATTATTTTTAAAGCATTTAAAAACTTACGGTAGCCGCCCTCATCTCTATGTCCGACCAAATGGCATTCATCGATTATTACGATATCGATATAACCAACATCATTTGCGCGTTTCGCTATAGACTGAATCCCGGCGAACGTTATTGGCTCGCCAAGTTCTTTTTTCCCCAAACTAGACGAAAAAATGCCCATGGGAGCCCCTGGCCAGTGTTCCCGCATTTTTTCCGCGTTTTGCTCGATCAACTCCTTGACGTGCGTCAACATTAAAAGGCGAGTTTCTGTCCATTCCTGCAAGATCTCCTTGCACATAGCGGCCACAATATGGCTTTTACCCGCGCCGGTTGGTAGAACCAAACAAGGGTTACCCTCATTTGATTCCATCCAGCTGTATAGTTGATCTATTGACCGGCGTTGGTAATCGCGTAACATTTTATATCCTAAACCCTAAATCTAACGCTTCGCCCATGGGGCTTTCTTTTCTACTACCGGGGCCTGATACTGCCCCGCGTAAGGGTTTGAGCTTGCTTGTTTTGGTAGTTCGACGGGCGCCCCTGAGGTGATTGCGCTGTATTCTGTAATAACAGTTTTGTCACCATAAACAGCATCGTTTTTTGTCTTTGTCTTTATTTCCATGGGCGCCCCAATAAGTTGGTCGGTGTCTGTTATAGACTCTAAACCGCATGCTCTCATTATTCTCCCCAGTTCCTCATGCGCGATTTGTTCGGCAACTGGGTTCTTATTTTCAATATTGAGATTCACCCAAACTTTCCTGCCAGCATAATTTGGGCCGATTATTGAGAAAGTAACAGAAAGTATTTTACCTGCCCCATCCCTTGTGCTTCTGATCTCTGCTGCATCTATACATGCTTGATAATCCCCATCCGGGATAGGACCGACCGGCTTTGGCTCTGGCATCTGGGACAAAAATATAGCTTTATCTAGTTTCATTTTTTTTTCTCTCTTTCTTTATCTTTTATATACAAAATTCTAACATAATACTTTTACTATGTAAAGTCATTTATGAGATTGGATTTTTCATATTTAAAACTTCCCAAAACTATGTTAAAACCCCATCCTAACAATCAAGACAGTATCTATCTTATACCCGTCTGCACGTGCCTCGTCTAAAGATTCGATATCGTCAGTCTCACCGAACCTAGAATTATTTATTTCATTAATTATTGAGTCCTCGTCTTTGTATGCCGTTTCGTGCGTGAAATAATAATTAACAATTTCCCAGTCAATTGGTGATTGAAGACTAAAGCTGTCCCTAGAATCGCTATCCTGACACTTAAACTTTATCTCTATTCCAGGATTTTTTTTTGAGTATTCCAAAACCTCTTCTAAAACTCTTATTGTTTGTGTGTTCATATCTAAACCCTTTCCTTCTCAATCCAACCGACAATCAATATTAAAGACTGGCCTTTGCTTTTGAAATTTCACCGCCGGCAGAAATGCGTCCTTGACCTCCTGAGGGGCTTTTTTCCACACCGCTTTTTCCAACTCTGGTTTCCAGCGGAATAAACGGGAAAGCTCGCTATCCATTCCGGCATCTGCGGCGACGTCCTGTAGTATTTCTGCGTCAATCTTAACAGTCTCAGAAACAGAAACTTTCACTTCATACCTGCCGGCATTAAATTCTGACCGAGTACCAAATTCGGCATTTGCGGAAATGGTGTCTTCTATAGTCCGGCGTAAATCGATCATTTTTTTCTCAATGCTTTTGGCCCGCCGCCAACGCCTTGCTAGCGTCTCCAAGTCTTTTTCATTCATTATTTTTCGCCTTTTTTTGTTTGATTTTTTCGATTATTGCGCCAAGGTCTGGGGCTTCCCATAACTCACATGCCCCAGACCTGTCTTTTGCTTGATACACACCATCAGTTACACACATAAGCGCAGACATTGACTCACCGGTCTCTGAATCAATTTCTTTGCGCAAGCAAAATACCTCGTCAAATTGATACATTATCTCGCGAGATAGCGTTTTTCCAGGCATAGATGGTGAGTAAAGCATTTTCCCGCTTTCATCTTGTTCGCGATCCATCTTGGCAGTCATGTAAACATCCATCGGCAACGATCTAAACCCCCTGCAAATCTCGATGAATTTTTCGTTCAGATTCCCATAAGCTGCGCGCCCATCTTTTGTTGTTTTTTTTTCGTGCGATAAAACAATTTCGGCAATCTCAGATAGACTGTCTAGCACAACTGAGTCATACCCACCACGCGAAGCCATCTCATAAGCACTCCAAAGATCAGACATACTAGCCACATCGACATAAGCCATATCGGCGTCCAAACTCAAAAGCCCGCCCTCAGCACTTATGATAAGTGCATTACTTAAAGTTTGGGACAATCTTGTCTTTCCAGAACCAGCGGCCCCGTAAACAAGTATCTTTACAAATTTTGACGAAATATCCTTTGTTCGCTTTATCTGCATTTTAAAACCTCCTAAAAAATTATGCATAAAATTCTAACATAATACTTTTACTATGTAAAGATATAATATTCATTTTTTGTGAAATATGTATATTTTTTGTGAAATATGTATATTTTTCGTGAAATTTGTGAAATATCAATCCCCGGATCAAAAGACTAAAGAATTAGTATTCTTTAAATGCAGTCCTTGCAATGACTTTTCGAGCGCTATTGCGAGGCGGCATAATCACATGTTAAATTAAAGAAATGTTTAAAATAGTAGCAGTAGCCACGATCTTGCAAAGAAACTCAGACGGTACATCTTCAAGCGTTTACATACGAAGAACCGGCATAAATAAGTACAGATTACATAAGACAGATTGCAGTGGACTTGGAAACATTGTTTCGTTAAAAATAAACGAACCACCGGCGAAAGACGCCATCACGCTCATACAATCATGCCAAGATGATAAATACTTTGATAGCATCTCAGATCTGAATCGGCATTTTACAAAAGAAGGGGCTCCCGACATTAGAAAAGTGTACCCAGAACCCGAACAGATATCTATAGAAAATATTAAATTCCCAAGCAGGTATTTTTCTATTTTTAACTGCCAATCTACCAGCCACGCCTTTTAAAATGCGCAAATTAAATGCTACAATATCACTCTGGATCGTGGTTTAGTGGTCGGCGTGCCTGTTCGCTTAAAAACAGGTACAACATACCCGCCACGCCTCTCAACGATGCGCATTTTGGGCGGGGTTTTTTATTAAATCGCCAATTATTTATTCCAACTCATCATCGACATAAACTTTTATCGAACAACCAGGGAGGCAAAGACATGTTATCCCATGTTCATCGAGCATTTCTATGCTCGTATATCCCATCCTAGTCGCGAGTTTTCCGCGCATTTTCTGTAGATCCCATCCTATTTCACCGCAAACCCCATCGTCACATGGGCAAGCTTTTGACATAATCGATTCAGCAACAATATCATCGTAATCAGCTATTTCCAGAGCGATTTCCCATGCACCCTCCAATTCGTAATTAAGAACATAGTCTGTGAGCGGCCTAGGGGACTCAATTACATGCAAAAAATCTCCGTGGCTGAGTGCTGCATCCATGCTATCACTTCCAAAGATTCCGCCAAAAATACCATTGTCGGTTATTTCTGAAATTTTCTCGTATGAACCATGAAAAAGCTGCTTCATTTTACACCTCTTGCCTCTCGGCTGGATTTAGTCGGCTTTAGAACCTGACAACCTAATTATAGATTAAATCATTTACTTTGTAAAGAACTATTTCAAACAGAAACCCCAAACTTTACAGACGGGCACGGGTTGTACCATAACAAGTGTATATCTTTTTCTTTAATTTCAAAAAAAGGCACGTCGTCGATAAATACTCGCGGCAACAATCTTGGCTCACGCTTGATTTGTTTTATTAGTGCAGGGAAATGGTTGTTGTAGATATGCGCATCGCCAAGGGTGTGGATGAATTTTCTTGGTTGCAATCGGCACTCATTAGCAACCATCATCAGTAAGAGGGCATAGCTTGCAATATTAAAGGGTACACCTACGGCAATATCTGCGGAACGTTGGTATAGCTGACAATCAAGGTACCCATCGACAACGTAAAACTGAAAAAAAGCATGACAAGGTGGTAGTGCCATCTCGTCCAATTCCGGCGGGTTCCATGCGCTAACGATATGCCGGCGGCTATCGGGCTGCAGCTTTATATCCCGAATGACCTCGACTAGCTGATCCACCCCGCCAAAATCCCGCCACTGTTTCCCGTAAATTGGACCTAAGTTGCCATCACTGTCCGCCCAAGCGTCCCAAATTCCACAACCAAGCGTCGCGGTGTTTGTTTCACCGCGAATGAACCATATCAACTCCCTCACAACAGCCTTAAAGTTGACTTTTTTTGTAGTCAATAATGGGAACCCATAACGTAAATCATAGACTGACTGGTGGCCAAAAATAGCCAACACATCGCCGGACCGCGTTGATTTATGCCGTCCGTTGCTTATAACTTCATTTACTAGATCAATGTATTGTTTCATTTTAAACCCTTAGCTCCCATGATATTTTTCTTTTAAAGTGTTTTTTTGCAAAAACCGAAACGGCTTCACGTGAAACCCCCTTTTCACGCGCGATGTCTGACAAAGAAACACCTTCATCTATAAGCCTTTTTCTGTAAAATTCAATTTTTTCAGGACTGGCACTAACGCCTCTTTTTGCTTTCATTTTAACTCCTTATATCTATCAAGTGTGAATCGTTTTCCCCGTAACCATCAATATCATCAATTAATTCTTTTACTTCGGCGAGGTTTTTAAACGTGAAAAGTAGAATCCCACAATCAATTTCCGCCACCTCCCCCCTCGTATCTTTTCCCAATCATATACGACCAAGCTTCGGTAAAATATGCGTGACTCTTCTTTAACTTAAACTCATCAAGTTTAGACATTTTTTTCTCCTTTTTTCTTCGCAACGTATGATTTTAATACCATCAATGCATCTTTGTGGATATCAAGAATTGCTTGTGTGCTGTCCTTTAATATTCCACCGCTTTTGACAGTGAATGAGTTCTCTATAGATTTGATTGTATGATTTATAGCCATGATCCCTTGCCCCCAGATAAACAGCCCACGATCTTCATGTATGATATCCACCCTAAATGCGCCATTTTTGAAATAAGGTGCTCCAACTTTTAATTTGTTTTCCATTTTTAATCTCCTAATTTCCAAATTCAAATTGCTCAAACAGCCGACGGAAACGATTAACAAGATCCATATTATCCCTACTAGATTGCCTATAATTAGACGCCGTCATGTGTTGATATTTCGGGAGAGAAATACCCTTTACCCTATTAGCTATAAGCCACTTGTCAATTATGTCGTAGAAATAATCAATTTTATCCTTAATTGGCTTATTCACATATTCCTCGTTATATTGCAACTCATTTGTAGATTTTAGCCCTACGATACGATCCTCAAGCCACGCTATGTCTCTGCGTATCATTTCCTCATTAATTATATCTATCACGCGTTGTTTATCCATTTTTAATCTCCCACATCCAAAATTATTCGATGCCTAATTATAACAAATATATTATCTTGTTGTCAATAACTATTTTTTACATTGTCAAGAAATATTAGTAAAAATGCGTTTGAGGCTAAATGGTATTGACGGCGGTGTACCCTAGCTAACCCTAACACTTTCTAGGGTACACCGCCGTCAATATGTTTTAATTTGCGTTATAAATGAGTTTTTAGATAGTTGATAAATCAATAACTTTTAGCCTCAAAAACTAAAGTTATCCACAGGTTATCCACAGGTTTAAAACGCACGAAAAACGAGGTCTTTTCTGGGGTTTTTATACCTGCCCGATAGGGGGTGGAGTTACACACACACCACACCCCCCCCTAAAGGGGGGTGTGGGGTGTGCCCCCGGTTGGGAGGGTTAAAATACCCCCAGACCTGGTCCGTCGGTGCTGTTGTTTTGGTTGTTGACAAAGTAAAGTCTACCGGTTTATAATTGGGTATCTATTATTTTTAGGAGGGTTTTAAAAGTGAATAAATTAAATGCGATGGAAATAGAAAACATAATAGATAAGATTGTTCCGCTTATAGCAGAACCAAAAGACGAGGGATTATTTAGATTCATCATCGGAGAAAAGCTAGAGTCATGCACTTCTGGCGAGGCGGTTGTTTTTGTTAATAATCTTTTAGGTAGAAAAACTCGCAGGCGATGAGATTTATTTTCTGGTGTTGTATTGTTGGTAATATTTTAGGGCGTATTATTTTTAAAATAATAGGCCCGCCATGGAAATAGGTGTTTTATGGATTATATAGACCTTGTTCGCCTTTCGCATTTCTTTAGTGCATGGGTGGAAAATGGCAAATTTTATAAAATTTTAAATAAATCAGGAGAACTTAAAAAAAATGAATATTAGAGAAGGAATTGTTTGTGTTGCCGATGCTGAAAAGATTTTACGTGAGGAATTGTGATGTTTAAAATAAAAGTTACCAGAGTTTCTACAGGGCAAGAAAAGATCATCGATGAGATATCGATTCAGGATATCTCGAATCTGGTTAATAAGTGCGATGGGTTGTTGGTTGAGTTTGTTTTGTAGCACGTCAAAAACCGCCGTAATTGAAGATATTTTTATTTAAGGTATCATTTAGGCGGTATTGATTTATTTTTTGATTTAAGGGCGTTTTTAATGGGTGTTGATGTTTTAGAGTTGAAGGGTGATTTTCGATATGATTTTGAATTTTTTATTTTTGAACTTTTTTTTGGTTGCGATTGCGTCGGTTATCCGGTCATCATCGGGAAAAACTAGGCATATTTTTTTAAGAAAAAAGACGCATGAGAATGTCTTGGCGGTATCTATGGCGGGGGTTATGAGGAGGTAATTATATGAAAAAAATAAAATCGTTGTTTTTTCGTGATTTTTCAATTAAAGAATGCCCGGCGAGACCAGTTTTAAACGGTGATTTAAGTTGGGTTCTTGAGGGAAAGGGTAAAGCGTATAGAAAAATGGACGGGATGGCTTGTATGGTTATGGATGGCAAGCTTTACAAGAGGTATGATTGCAAGCGTGGACGTACTGCGCCGGCTGGATTTATTCCCTGCCAAGAATTTGACGATGTTACAGGTCATTGGCCGGGTTGGGTTGCTGTTGGCGACGGACCAGAGGACGCCATCATGGTTAAGTTTTTTAGACGTAAATTTTCGTTAACAAATGTCTTTGGAAATGTAATACTGAAAAGCCCGTTAGATAACGGGACTTATGAGTTTGTTGGCCCAAAAGTTAACGGGAATAGAGAGGGGTTGTCGGATCATTTTTTTCTAAAGCATGACGGAAATTTTCTATCTATAAGTAAAGACATGCTTGATTTATCTGTTGTTGTTGAAAAATCATATTTGCAAATTTATTGTTTTTTAAGAAAACACAGAATTGAGGGGATCGTTTGGCATAGAGGTAACGGAGAGATGGTTAAAATCAAACGATCAGACTTTGGTTTGGAGTGGTAATTGTGGATAAAAAATGCTCAGAGTGCGGCGTTGAAATAACTGGCAGGAAATATACTTGCTCGCTAGATTGTAAGAAAGTTAGGCGGAATCGGCTTGAATTTGAGGAGAGGCGTTTTCGAGAGGATTTGATAAGCATCGATGGTAAGAGTGTGTCTAAGATGGTTTTCTTTAACGGCGTGATTTACGCTCACTTGTACCCCCGGTATGACGTTATAAAGGGCGTTTTAGTGGTCACTTGCAGGTCCTCAAAAACAAAGGAGAGGGACATATCGACTGAAACACTCTTTGCAATAAAGAAGAAGAAGGCTTGTTTAAGAAACATGTATAAGAAAGCTGTAAGCCGACTTGTTTCCCATGGGTTTCGTGAATTTGTAAATTAGTTTACAAAAAAAAGTCTCTTTGTTAAAATTGTTTCTGGCGGTCCTCCCTCCTAAAAAAGCAACCCCATCTAAAGCCGCGCTTATGGACCGCCAAAGAAAACAACGAGGTTACAACGATATGAAAATCGATTTTTTAAAAATATCTGACCTAATCCCTGCTGAATACAATCCGCGAAGGTTGAGTAAGAAGCAGGCCTCAGAGATAGAGGCCAGCTTGCTTGAGTTTGGCTTTGTTGATCCCGTTATAGTTAATAAGAACCCCGATCGTCTAAATGTGATCGTTGGTGGCCATCAGCGCGTCAAAGTTTGGGGATCTATGGGGAATGATACAGTTCCGGTTTTTTTAGTTGACCTTTCACCCGAGAAAGAAAAAGAACTTAACGTAAGATTAAATAAAAATACCGGCGAGTGGGATTTTGATGTGTTACTGTCTGAGTTTGACAAAACAGATTTAAATGATTGGGGTTTTGAGGATTCGGATTTTCCGGATATAGATGTGTTGCCACCTGACGAGACTGTTGGCTGTGATGATGTCGGAGGTAAGGGTTCATTGTCTGATAGGTTCTTGATTCCACCTTTCTCAGTGCTTAACGCTAGGGAGGGATGGTGGCAGGATAGGAAAAGGGCATGGATTAAGCTTGGAATAGAAAGCGAGAAAGGGCGCGACATAAACCCGACAAGCGTTTCAAAAGACGTACCCGCATACATGGCCGGACGTGGAAACAATGACGGGGGTTCAATTTTCGACCCCGTTCTGTGTGAGATTGCATACCGTTGGTTTTCACCTATCGGCGGAATTATCCTGGACCCGTTTGCAGGCGGATCTGTCCGCGGCATTGTGGCAAGCAAATTAGGCCGTCAGTATGTCGGCCATGAATTGCGCGCTGAGCAGGTTTTCGCGAACAGGGAGCAGGCGTTGGATATATGCTCGGACAAGGAACCTCACCCTGCGTGGATAATTGGGGATAGCCGGGGCATAGATAAAACATGCGCTGACGTTGACGCTGATTTTGTTTTTTCTTGCCCCCCTTATGCTGACCTTGAGGTTTACAGCGATGATCCGAACGACTTGAGCACTTTGGGATACATCGAATTTAGAGACGCTTACTTTGATATAATAAAAAAATCATGCGCCAGGTTAAAGGATAACCGTTTCGCCTGTTTTGTTGTTGGTGAGGTGCGTGACAAAAATGGGAACTACTATAATTTCGTAGGGGATACTGTCGCTGCGTTTATGGCGGCAGGATTAAACTTCTACAACGAGGCTATACTCGTCACGTGTGTAGGGTCGTTGCCAATAAGGGCCGGTAAACAGTTCAGCGCCGGCAGAAAGATGGGAAAGACGCACCAAAATATCCTTGTATTTGTTAAAGGAGATGGGAAAAAAGCGGCACAGGCTTGCGGCGATGTTGAGGTTGATGAATCTATGTTTGAAGGGCTAGAGGGAGTACCTGGCGATGAGGGCTAATTTCCCGGCCTCTATGCATTCATCCACGTTCTTCCCAAGCTGCTCTAAGAATGATGGGTTTGTAAACGCGGTATGTGCCCGCATTATAGCGGCTTTTTCTTCACCTAGTCGAGGGAACTTGGAAGCGATTGATACTGCCTTTTTCCAGTCCCCGCGATTAGCCGCATCTTTAAGCGTTTGCAATTTTGTTTTCATAGAAATCAGTTTAGCATGTTTGCATTTACTTTGTAAACAACTATTAATGAATGCCCATACAGTGAGGAAACAATGATATGAACGATGAAAATATACTGCCCTATAGTTTTAAACCTGGACAGTCTGGGAACCCTAAGGGCCGCCCAAAGGGTGCTAGAAGCGTCACTAAATTTATGGAAGAATTGTTGCAAACAAATATCTCTATTCCCAAGACGCAGTTCACGGAGGATGGGGAGAAGATCCCAGCGTCTAAGGCTTTGGCAATACGCATTGTCACCGGCGCAATAAAGGGCGATAATTCGAAGATACGGGAGTTGCTTGACCGCGTTGAAGGAAAAACAAAGGACGTCCTTGAAATTGAAAACACGGAAAAAGTTGACGCAGATGATGTCTACTCCGATATAAGAAAGCGGTTGTCTAATGCCCGCAAAGGACCAAAGACTCCTAAGCCAAAGAAAAGCACTAGCAAGAAGGCTAAATGATGTCAAGAAAGCCTATGATCTTGGCCTTGTTGGCGATGATGAGTATTCTTTTCTTTTGGAAGACGCGCAAAAAAAACTTGACGCGATAGAACTTGAAGAACGCAAGGCGGATATTCTGGCGTGGGGGAAATATTACTTCCCCGATAAATTCACGCTACCCTTCTGTGAGGAACTACACCGATATCTGATATCGATAGCGGATGAACCGTTTACGGACACGCTGGCCCCACGCGGTCATGCCAAAACGACTATAAAATGCTTCCTTATCCCAATTTATTACGCGCTAAACTCCCCCGATAAGTACCGGCACTATGTAAACATTCAATCTACGGCAACAAAGGCCATAGCTGTAAATCTGTCTATACGTCAAGAATTAGAAGAAAATGAGCTTTTATTACGTGACTACGGAAATCTTGTTGGCAAAGAAAAGTGGACTGAAAAACAATTTGTACTGACAAATGGGGTCGTTTTCACGGCTGTAGGTGCTGGCGAGTCGTTCAGGGGAAAGAATTATCGAAGCGTTAGGCCGGATTACATAATCCTAGATGATCTCTATGACGAGGAGGACATGGAGAACCCGGAGAGAGTAGGTAAGAAAAACAGGTGGTTCTGGGGGACTGTCTATAAATCCACGGCTGTGGGTCGTAAGACTTCTATCCACATCCAAGGGACGGCTATACATAGCTCGGATTTAATGCATAGTCTACAGAAAAGTAAACGTTGGATTTTCAAGAAATTCACCGCCTGCATTTTTGAAACTGGATATATCTTGTGGGTAGAAAATAACTCACTCGAAAAATTGTTAGCGGATAAAGATGATATGGGAAGTATTATCTTTAATCGAGAAATGCTTAATGAATTACGTGATGATTTTGCCAGCATAATAAAATCAAGCTACATAAAAATAATTGACGAAATCCCTGTCGATGTCGAGATTGATTACCGCATCGGGGCTATTGATCCGGCCGAAAAAACAAAAGAGATAAACGACTTTACAGGAAAGGTAGTTATTTACGTAACACAAGAAAAAGATATTTATATTGTTGACATAAGGAATGACAAATTTACATTCAACGAAAACAAGTTGGATACTATCGCCATGAATGAGAGACACAGATTGTCTGTTGTTCCGTTTGAGACAAATAAGGCGTTCGGATTATATGAGGAATTGAAGCGAACAACCGGCGTGCCGGTAAAAGAGCGCATAACAACGAAGGACAAAATAACCAGATTAATATCCGTATCCTCATTTTTTGAGAATGGCAAAGTTTTCTTTGTAAGAAAAAATATAACGCCAGAATTATTGACCGAAGCGGTTGATCAATGTATATATAATAACCCAACGCACGACGATATCCGGGACGCAATAGTTTTGGCCATTGAAGAAGTAAAGAAATTACGTCAAGCTTTTGTTGGATAGGAGAAAAATTGAACATACTAAACAGGGCGAAGAATATTTGGAACCTGTCCTCAAAGTCTAATCCATTTAACTCTCCTTATTTTGGGGACGCATCTAGGGTAGCAAGGAATGAAATAAGGGGGACGCAAGATGAGATTGCGGCGTATGGCGGCCACGCTACATACATAAGCGCATGTACTGACGCTATAACGCGTGATGTAATATCCCAGGGGTGGGATTTTAAGAATCCAAGCACTGGCGAAATAGTTGACGAAAGGCGCGTGCCGAAAAACATAATCGCACCGTACAACGGCAGATGGCACGGAATTGGGTTTATTGATCTATTAAAGACCGTCATACCAGGCATGATATTGACCGGGAATGGGTATGTTTGGAATATAAAGGGGACGGCACTTGGGATGGCCAATGATGTAAAGGATGTATTCATACCGATACCTTCTCACAAATGCAAGCCATTTCTTAACGTAAATGGGGAAGGCATTGATTACTACACGGTTACAATGGGTGGGATGTCCTATCAAGTGTCGCCTGGCGATATGATTCACCTGAGACAAAATACGGTCTTTAACCCGTTCATTGGAGTTGGAAACGTCACAAAGTCGCGTCTTCTGGTAGAGGGGGAGGTCGCCATAACTGAGTACATGAATGTGTTTCTAACAGAGGCTCAGGGATCCCCTACGTTGATAATGTTGGATAAAACGAACATGGAGCATT